GGATTAAAGATCAAATAGTGTAGCGAAAGCGGACTGGCCGTTGATCTTGATATCGAGACCTAATCCAACTTTGTATGGATCAGCGATATCGTCAAGAGTGAATACTCGAGCATCAATATTATAAGGTTTTGAGAGTAAAACAAACTCTGCGATCTGAGCATTCGCTTCTGATTCCATCTCAGTTAAATTGGAAAATTCAAATTCAAATAAGTACTTTTCTGCATTGAATCCAATGTCCTCTCCAAGTACTTCACCTGATCTCGTTAACAGTACCATTCGAACCTGTTGCACCGCGTTCTCTAGTGAATCGTTGGATTCAAAGATGTCAGCCGTGTAGTTAGGATCTCCTGGCGATCTAAAGTAAAAGTCTTTTCCTATTGGTTGAGTCGTTAGCATATATTAATTACCATCTAGCGAAGAATAAAAAGTCCGCTGTATTTTCGCCTTTCATCATTTCGAGCACTTGGTTAAGCTCATTTTCGGCCTTAGTCACGAGATTCGTGTAGTTCGGCTTGATTCCACCCGGTAAATTATAGTCAAATGTCGTTAACAGATCGCCAAGTCTTAATTTTGCTTTAGCTCTCACGTATCTTTGGAATAATTCGTCATTATAAAGATCGTCAGACGGAACCTTTTTTGCGATTTGTAAAACAACTGAATTAGCTCTTGGTGTTCTACCTAAAACCATTAATTTTCTGGTGTTCTTGTTATAGTCATAGGCTAACGTATCGATTGTGAATCCTTTAACCAGGTCCAGGAACGAAAATATTACCGTTCTGTACATGATTGATTCTCCGATAAACGGTGTTAAGAATACTTCCGAGCCAATGAACTTATTATCTGCAAAATCCGCATCCATTGTTCCAAACATTGAGCTTGTGCCCTTTGCTTCTTTTACTTCATGCACGAATGCAACGCACTCCGGTAACTGAATGGTTCTCTCCTTTTTGAAAAGCGGATGACTGAACACAGCTGATGGAATGACCATGTATCTGGCCTCAACTGCATGTCTCCAGTTATCGTGAAAGTATCTTTCAGCATTGGTGATAATACGCTGTATCTCCTTTTCCGGAATAGAATACGGTAAGGCCTTTGCAAATGTTAATTCCTCTTGTATGTCGAGTACTAGTTCGTCTAAAGTCATTTGACCTGTGTATTTTTAGATAGGTTTACTCGCCTTATTCTTTTGTTCGATTTGGGTCTGCACCAGCTTGATTCGATTCAAGATTGAAAGACGTTTGTCGTCAGTATCTGCAGTTGCTAACTCTTTTCTAAGTTCGCGAGTTGCATTAATTGCATCAATCTCAGCTTGAGTATCGGTTGAACTCTCCTTGATTGGGTCGGTTACCGTTTTTGTGTAATCCGGCTCAGCTGCCTTTATTCCAGTAGATAAGCTTGCTCGCTTAACCTGGTCAATTGATTTCTCCTTTTTTACTGGAGCTGCGGCTTTAACGTCAAGCGCAGTTTTAGGTTCGCCTAGTTTAGGACCTTTTACGAATGAATCGAAGTTTAAAAGTTTATTACTCATAGTATTGTCAATTTTTATTATTTATCGCTGCTCGAGCCCGGTTCAAATATTCCATCCACGAATTCGGTAAACGTCAGTATCTTCGAGGTCTTTGGGTTAGCTCCAATCCCAGGAGTATTATTCATTTTCATGTCTCTTCTTGAAATTGGCTGGGTCGCTAACCAGTGATTCGGAATTCCACCAGTATGAATATTGATTAGATTCGGTTGAATATTCGGATCATTACTTTGGGTGAAAGCTGCTGCTGGTACGGTACCTGTGCTGCTTGTCATATTTGTAGCGTGCTCGTTCATAAGATTATTTATTCAGGTCTAGCCAAAATAAAAAAGCCCGATTTCTCGGGCTCATTCACTTAATTAGGTCAATGTTAGTATTCTGGGCTCCAGTTGCGGTCTCCACAGTTAGAGCATCTCATTCTAGGATTCTCTTCGATTTCTTCATGTTCTGCACGTTCTCCGCAAGTATCGCAAGAGTATGCAGTAGATTCCATCACGTACTTATGCATTTGGTCCATGTCTCCAAGAGCCGAATCGTCTCTATCGGCAAAACGACTTCGTGCTCTAAGTTCTGCACTAGGCACGTTAGGGTCCTTTATTATAAATTGTTGATCCGCTCCGCAGTTACTACACTTTTTTTGAGAAGTTTTGCTAGTGTGTTGAGCTCCACAATCTCTACAAATGTAATGTTCGCGAGGATGTGGATTTGAGAATTCAGGATCTTTTTGAAAATCTGCCATTGCTGCTTTTTTTGCTGCAAGATCAGACGCTCTTAATTTTCTATTTGGAAAGTATTTGCGAGCAGCCTCTTCCTCGTCTGATTCATTAACATTTAGGTTTGCAGCAGATTCCATCATGCACTCTGTCATGTAAGAACCGCATTCATTTAAGTAGTTTTCGTACGTATGCATTGGGTCCTTATCTTCGTCGCACATTTGAGCCTCTTTAATCAAGATATTTTCACAAACTTTCTTGATGGCCTGTTTTGCCTCTTCTGACATTGCTGGAGAATAACCTTCTTCCATTGGATTCCAGCATTCGGTTACAAAGCTTTCAAATGTTTTTGCAGCCTTGCCTTTTTTCTTGTCCTGAAGAGCTTTTTTCATGGATTCCTTTTTATCTCCATCTCCATCAAAATCTAGATAATCTGGCTTACCTGTCTTTGCTTCATCTAGCTCGTCCATGCCTGAAACTATTTCAATCTCAACTGGAATTGAGTACTCATGGTCTCCGTGCTGAGCAGTTAACATGCCGTCACCGTCATAGTCAAATCTTAATTCAACTTCTTGGCCGTCATGTGTTTTAATTATAATCATGGCATGATCCTCACCATGGCCCTTTAATGATAATATTTCTGGATGAATTGCTCTTCCCTCGTGTGATTCTGGAATGGGCTCTCCCATCATGAATTTAGGTATTCTCTTGTTACCAAACTTTCCCATTTAATTATGGATATTTTTGGTTATTTATATGGACAAGTCAACAGAAACGACGCCCTTATGTGAAACTGCTTCGCCTGCGCATTGATTTGCGAACTTAATTGACTCTAAGATGTCACCAGTCTTAGCGTATTTTGCCACCAGGCCGGCTAAAAATGTGTCCCCTGCGCCCGAAACGTCCTTGACCTCAACTCTTTTTGTCTGCATCACTTTAATTTTACCTAAATCAGCGCCCTCTTCTCCTTTGGTGACTATGATCTTATCTAAGTTGGAGTTAATGAAGTCTTTATCGTGCTCAGGATTTGCGAATTCCTTTTTATTGATCTTAATATAGTCGAATTCCTCTGCCCATTTACCCAGGGGCTTCTTTGTATCAATGAAGCTCACCTTTGCTATACAAGCAATATCCAATAGGTCCTCTTTGCTTAAAAAACCCTTGTTGTAGTCTGATACAACCACAATGTCTGCATCGTGTATCATTGAAATCACATCAGGAGTTAGCCTGAATGAATCAAGCGGCCCGTCCTTATCGACTCTCAATATGATATAATTGGATGCAGTGTCGACGAACCTGTGTTTAACGATATCGCCAGCAGGTTGATGAAAGAACTCGATTTGCCAAGAGATTGGGCAAATTCTGGTCAGATTGGTGTATACGTTGCCTGCCATTCCGCGGTTTTGTACCATTCGGTCTGATACGAAAACCGGAGTTGGTGCTTCTGGATTAAGTCGAGTGCAGGTACCGTACTCAAATACGTCAGTACAGTCTTCTCCTATAACTAGTATGTTAGCCATGTGTTTTTAAAATTTTTGATGTTGATAAATCTTCAAATCTATCAAAATATTTTACTTCGCCAGCCCATTCGGATCCGATTACCCTTTTACCGATGTAATCTGAGCCGACTACCATTACTGTGGGCTTAAATGACTTAACGTGTTCAGTCAATTCGTTATCGGTTCCGAACGTTACGACCGAATCGACGTACTTGATTGATTTTAAAAAGTCAATTCTGTATTGGCAATTATTTATGGGTCTTGGTGAGCCCTTCATCTCTCTAACTCGATGATCCCTATCGATTCCGACCACAAGAAAATCTCCCAGGCTCTTTGCGAACTCTAGGAGTTTGATATGACCTAAGTGAAGCACATCGAATGTGCCGTTGACCCATACAACTTTCATAATTCTTCGATTCTTTT